TTATGTTGCTAATTCAGATGACGGATTACAGATAATAGAACAAATACTTCCATACTTTCAACCTGATTATACTGTTACTATGATTGAAGATAGAACAATGGATACAAAAAGTGATATACCAATCGTGTTAAACAATGTAGATTTTCAAGATAGTTACACAGGAGAATTAACAAGTAGTAGAAGAATAATTTACACACTAACATTTACAGCAAAAGTATATTTGTATGGCCCAATATCTACATCAGCTGTAATTAAAAAAGTATCTGGCGACTTATATACTAACTCAGAAAGTGCTAATCCATCAAGAGTCGAAAGAGTTACAGTTACACCAAATCCAACATCAGCTGACAAAGATGATGACTATACATACACTACCACGCTAGATTTCTTTACCGACACTTTAGATTATGATGAAGCGTCTGGTGATGATAAGTAGTTAAGAGGACTTTAATATGAGTAAAATTGATGATAATCTAAACGAAGTACTAGGTATTGCTGAGATAGATAAAACTTTCGAGATGGAAGTATTACCTAAGAAAACAAGTACCGAAGTATTAGTACCAGAAGATAAGGGTCCAGATATTGACTTTGAGACTGGTAGAAAAAATCTTTATAATTTACTTGATAAAGGTAATGAAGCAATTGATGGTATACTTAGTTTGGCAAAAGAAGGAGAACATCCTCGTGCTTATGAAGTTGCAGGACAATTAATCAAGACAGTAAGTGAAGTATCACAAAATCTCTTAGACCTACAAGATAAATTAAAAAAGATAAAAGATATACCCGATAAAGGACCAAAGAATGTTACTAACGCTTTATTTGTTGGTTCAACAACTGAACTACAAAAGATGTTAAAGGGTAAAAACGAATGATATTTTTTAGACAAAACCTACATGAAGTAATTACACTACCTGAACCACCTGTTGATGATTTAACAGAGGCTTATCAGGTAGAAAAAATAATTAGACAAAGAACAGAAAAAGATGTTCAGTCTATTCAAGACCATGACCAAGAACCTTACTATGCAATTCGCAAAGTTTGTGAGGAAAATGGTATAGAGTTTCATGATAGTGAATTTAAACAAATTATAAAAGAGTCTGTACCAATAATTAAACACTTTAAAGATGTTTTTAATCGTCCAAGACCTGTTGAAGTTCTTTCTAGTTTAAATACTTTACCAAGTAAAACAAATAAAACTAAGTCATATCCTAGTGGTCATGCGACTCAATCAGTTATACTTGCAAGATATGTTGCTGGTAAAGTACCACAATTAGAAAAAGAATTAATGAAAGCGGCTTACGAATGTGGTTATGGTAGAGTACAGGCAGGGTTTCATTATGTTTCAGATTATGATACTGGCAACTTACTTGGTGAAAAGATGTATGTGTTAATGAATAAAATGGATTATGGACAAGAAATGAATGAAGGCAAAGTAGCTTTCAAAGATTTCTTAAAAAATTAAATGGGAACAACTGACCAATATTTAGGTAACCCTAACTTAAAGAAAGCTCACACCGCTTCTAGATTTACAAAGAAACAAATCGAAGAGGTGATGAAGTGTCTTGAGGATCCTAAATACTTTATACAAGAATATTTAAAAATTGTCACCATTGATAAAGGTTTAGTGCCTTTTGAAATGTACGACTTTCAGCGGAAGATGGTAGACACTTTTCACGACAATAGGTTTACAATATGTAAATTACCTAGACAGAGTGGAAAGTCAACTATTATAGTTTCTTACCTCTTACATTATGTATTATTTAACGATAATGTGAATGTTGCAATATTGGCCAATAAATCTTCTACGGCAAGAGATTTATTAGGTCGTTTGCAATTGGCTTACGAACATTTACCCAAATGGATGCAACAAGGCGTTCTCAACTGGAACAAAGGTTCACTCGAATTAGAAAACGGAAGTAGAATTGTAGCGGCAAGTACTTCTTCTAGTGCTGTTCGAGGAAGTACCTTTAATATAATATTCTTAGATGAGTTTGCTTATGTACCGAATAATATTGCCGAAGAATTTTTTAGTTCAGTTTATCCTACAATATCATCTGGTAAATCATCAAAGGTGATGATAGTATCTACACCACATGGTATGAATATGTTTTACAAGATGTGGATGGATGCAACAAATAAGAAAAGTACTTTTGTTCCTGTCGAAGTACATTGGAGTGAAGTACCAGGTCGTGATGAGAAATGGAAAGAACAAACAATTAAGAATACAAGTGAATCACAATTTGCAACAGAATTTGAATGTGAGTTTCTAGGTAGTGTTGACACACTTATCAATGCAAGTAAAATAAAACTTATGCCTGTTGTTGAACCTAAACGAAGTGGTGGTTTAGATGTTTACGAAATGCCAAAGAAAGACCGCCTTTACACAATGACAGTTGATGTATCAAGAGGATTAACAAGTGATTATTCAGCCTTTTGTGTGATAGATTGTACAAGTGTACCATATAAAGTAGTTGCAAAGTATAGAAATAATGAAATTAAACCTCTTCTTTTTCCTAGTATTATAGATAGGGTTGCAAAACATTATAACAAAGCATTTATTTTAATAGAGATAAACGATTTAGGACAACAAGTAGCAGATAACTTACAGTTTGAATTAGAATATGATAACATGATGATGGTTACACAAAGAGGTCGTTCTGGACAAGTATTAGGTGGGGGATTTAGTGGTCGTGGCAATCAACTAGGCTTGAGAATGACTAAAGGTACGAAAAAGATTGGAACTTCTAATCTCAAAAGTTTAATCGAGGGGGATAAATTACTTATTACAGACTTTGATATTATTGCAGAATTATCAACCTTTATATCTAAAGGAAAATCTTTTGAGGCTGAGGCTGGTGCAACAGATGATTTAGTGATGTGCTTAGTGATATTTTCGTGGTTAGCAAATCAACGATATTTTAAAGAATTAACAAATGTAGATGTGAGAGGTCAAATGTTTACTGAACAACAAAATGCTATCGAGGCAGATATGGCGCCTTTCGGGTTCATAGATGATGGATTAAACGACCCGGAGGGTCAAGATGGTTATTTTGTTGATGCAGGAGAAATTTGGCGACCCGTATCATATCGAAAAGGAGAATAGTGTAGGTTTGGCATACTATAAATATACACAAAGGGTTATAACTAATAATAAACTTATTAATAAGGAGAACTAAAATATGGCTTTTCAAGTATCACCAGGAGTTCTCGTTACTGAAAAGGACCTTACTAATGTAATACCTGCTGTCTCAACGTCAGCGGGTGCAATAGTAATGACGGCAGAAAAAGGACCGATTGATGAGATTACTACAATTTCATCTGAATCAGAGTTGGTCAATGTGTTTGGTAAACCAACCACAGACAACTTTGAGGAATTCTTTTGCGCCGCAAACTTTTTAGGATACGGAAACAACCTCAAGGTAGTGAGACCGATAACAGGCATGGTAAATGCTGCTGTGTCTGGTACTGCTATTCTAATAAAAAATACTACTGATTACCTAGACAACTATGGAAGTGATGCTAGTTTTGCTGCTAATGTAGGGGCATATGCCGCTCGTGAAGCAGGAACTCTAGGAAACTCACTTAAAATTTCTGTCTGTTCAAACTCAACTGCGTTTGGACCTCATTCAATGAGTGGCAATTTAGTTGCTGACGCTTCTGCTGCTATCGGAGATACAACATTAACTGTTGACGATGGTAGTTTAATGCAAGTTGGTGACATACTAGAATTTGGAGACGCAAGTAATGTGCCTTCAACTGACGGTGCGCCTTCAGGATTTTTCTATAAAATCACAGGAATCAGTACTCACGTTCTAACTATTGCAAGATTTAATCCTGCAACAGGACAAACAGAAACAGGCGGACTAAGACACGCCGTTGTTGACAACGCTAAAGTTCTAAGACATTGGGAATATTATTTCAACTTTGACGGTCCACCAACTTCAACAGATGATGTTGTTGCTGCTGGCGGTTCATTAGATGAAATGCATATCGTAGTGTTAGACGAAGATGGCGGAATCACAGGAACTGCTGGAGAAATATTAGAAACTTTTGCTGGCGTTTCACAGGCTTCTGACGCTAAAGACGCTTCAGGTAATTCAAACTTTTATTCTGATGTAATATACAGAACGAGTAGTTTTGTATATGTAATGGACCATGAAACAACACTTGCAAACGCAGGTAGTGCTAAGAAAGGTCAAACTTTCGATAACGCTTCAGGCGATGCTGTAACTGTTAAGACTTATTCATTGGCATCTGGAACAGACGATTACGCTGCTACAAACGGCGAGATTGCAACTGCATATGAAAAATTTAATGACACAGAAAATGTAGATATATCTTTACTACTTTGTGGTCCTTCACAAACAGGTGCTGACGCTACTGGCGACACAAAGGCAACTGCTGTTATGGATATCGCAACTTCAAGAAAAGATTGTGTTGCTTTCATATCACCTGCGAGAGCAGATGTTGTTGGTATTGCTAACGCAATCACACAGGCACAAAATGTAATATCTTTTGCTGATGGTTTACCATCAACAAGTTATGCTGTTATTGATAGTGGTTACAAATATATGTACGACAGATATAATGATGTCTTTAGATTTGTACCATTAAATGGTGACATAGCAGGACTTTGTGCAAGAACAGATAATATCGCAGACCCTTTCTTCTCACCCGCTGGATTTAACAGAGGACAGATTAGAGGTGCAGTTAAACTTGCTTTCAATCCAAATCAAACACAAAGAGATGAATTGTACAAGGCAAGAATTAATCCAGTAGTCGCATTCCCTGGACAGGGAACTGTGCTGTTTGGCGATAAGACTGCTCAAGCAAAACCTAGTGCTTTCGATAGAATTAATGTAAGACGATTATTCATTACTCTAGAAAAAGCTGTATCTACTGCTGCTAAATTCCAACTCTTTGAGTTTAATGATGAATTTACAAGGGCTCAATTTAGAAATCTTGTAGAACCATTCTTGAGAGATGTACAAGGCAGACGAGGTATTACAGACTTTAGTGTTGTTTGTGATGATTCAAATAATACTGGAGATGTTATTGATAGAAACGAATTTAGGGCTGACATTTATGTGAAACCTGCTCGTTCTATTAACTTTATTCAACTTAACTTTATTGCTACAAGAACAGGCGTTGCCTTTTCTGAAGTAGCAGGCGCATAGGAGGGTTACACAATGGCGAATATAAATGACTTTAAAGCCCGACTAAAAGGCGGTGGTGCAAGAGCCAATCAGTTCAAGGTAACTTTACCTTTCCCTGGTTACTCAGCAGTTGGTGGAGAAACAGCTGACTTGGCGTTCTTATGTAATGCTACATCAATACCTGGGCAAAATCTTGGTACTGTTCCTGTAAACTTTAGAGGAAGAATACTGAACCTAGTTGGTGATAGAACATTTAATCCATGGTCTATTACTGTATTAAACGATACAGACTTCAAAATTTACAGAGGTCTAGAAAGATGGATGAACGGCATGAATAATATGACTGATAACGAGGGGTTAACTAATCCTTCAGATTATCAAGTTGATATATTCATTGACCATTTAGACAGAAATGGAGATACCCTTAAATCTTATACTTTAAGAGGTGCATTCCCAACTGCTCTAGATGATATCGCACTTAACTATGGCACGAATAATGCTATAGAGGAGTTCGGTTGTTCGTTTACATACCAGTATTTTGAGACAGATACTACTACATAATAAATATAAGTTAAAAGGAAAATTATAATATGGCGCAATTACTTGGCTTCCAAATAACAAGACTGAATGATGAAAGGAATAAACCGGCGGAGGCCAAACAGGCCTTCACGGTTCCTTCTCCCGATGACGGTACAACTACTATATCTGCTGGCGGTTACTTTGGCCAATACCTGGATATGGACGTTACGGCGAAGAATGATGTTGATTTAATTAAAAGATATAGAGAAGTTGCTCAACACCCTGAGTGTGATATGGCAATTGAAGATATCATCAATGAGGTTATTGTTTCAGACGATAGAGACCAGTCTGTTTCAATATCACTAGATAAATTAGCAGTTTCAGATAGTATTAAAACAAAAATTCGTGATGAGTTTGATGAAGTTATGAAACTTTTAAATTTTGACGAAAAAGGTCACGACATATTCAAAAGATTTTATGTTGATGGCAGAATATACTTTCACAAGGTCATAGACCCAAAAAGTCCACGAAAAGGATTAACAGAATTACGATACATTGACCCACGAAAAATTAAAAAGGTTCGTGAGATTACAAAAAAGAGAGATGTTAAAGGCACTAAAGGTATAGAAATTATAGAACAAACAGCAGAATGGTTTGTTTATAATGAAAAAGGTATATCATCAGCAAATTCAAATGCTGGTCTTAAAATTTCTGCTGACGCAATCTCTTATATTACATCAGGTGTAATAGACCAAACTAAAAATATGGTTATGGGTCATCTACATAAGGCAATTAAACCTGTCAATCAATTAAGAATGATTGAAGATGCTGTTGTTATTTACAGAATAGTAAGAGCACCCGAAAGAAGAATATTCTATGTTGATGTAGGTAACTTACCTAAAGTAAAAGCAGAAGCTTATCTAAGAGATGTTATGGCAAGATACAGAAATAAACTTGTCTATGACGCCGCTACAGGTGAGATTAGAGATGATAGAAAGCATATGTCTATGCTTGAAGATTTTTGGTTACCTCGTAGAGAAGGTGCAAAAGGCACCGAAGTTACTACACTTGCAGGTGGTCAAAACCTTGGCGAAATATCAGATGTAGAGTACTTTCAAAAGAAATTATACAAATCTTTAAATGTACCTATTTCAAGATTAGACTCTCAAAATGGTTTTAATCTAGGAAGAGCTGCAGAAATTACAAGAGACGAACTTAAATTTACTAAGTTTGTTGCAAGATTAAGAAAAAGATTTACTCAACTATTTCATGATGTACTTAAAACACAATTAGTTTTAAAAGGTATTATTACAATAGAAGATTGGAGTAATCTAAAAGAACATATACAATATGATTATTTAAAAGATGGATATTTTGCTGAACTAAAAAATGCAGAAATATTGAGAGAACGAATAAGTCTTGCAAATGAGGTTAGTCCTTATATTGGCAAATATTACTCTGTTGAATATATCAGAAAGAATGTGTTGAGACAAAGTGATGAAGATATCATAGATATTGATAGTCAGATTAGAAAAGAAATTGAACAAGGTATTATCGCAAATCCAGAAGGCGCACAAATGGAAGATGATGATAATAATGATATAAATATAGGAGATGAATAGTTATGACAGATGATAATGTAAAGAAAATGGTTGATTCTCTTGCAGACGGCGATAATATCGCAGCTCAAGACGCATTTAAAAACGCTTTATCTGATAAGATAGGTGGTGCTTTAGATGGTAAAAGAATGACTGTCGCAAATGATTGGTTAAACGCAGCTCACGAAACAGAGGACTTAGAACAAAATGCTCAGTATATGAAACCTTCTCAAGAAGACCCTACTGAACACGACTCTGATTTTGAAATAGACAATGATGAGGAATCAAATGAACAACCTGTCGTTTCAGAAGTTTAAAGTACAATTATCTGAAAGAAGGTATGGTGGTCCCGAAAAGGGTAAGGAGTATAATAATTTATCTCCTAAAATGAAGGCCGCA